ATACTCATCAAGACCGTATATTGTAAATTTAGCAGTGTAATCTTTCATAGCTTCCCATGCTTCTTCTTCAGCAAAATCATTCTGATTATAGTACGAATATTTTTCATCATTTAATAAATCAAGCCACTGATATATCACCCACCAATTTCTATATAAGTTATCGACGGTAAAATCAATGAAAACACTTTCATAAGGTTGCTTAGAGTGTGATGATATCTTTATTTCTTGACCACCATATGGTACACCGATAGCTGGAACAATAATATCTGGAACAGGTGATCCCTTAATAGTGAACTGTAGTGTATCAAAATCAACTTTAGTATTACTACGTGTAGATGATTTCAAACTACGTAAAGCTTGAGGTAAATTTAAAACCATTATGAATTTATCACCTCTACTCTTATTAAGAATAGATTGGTTTATTTCATATTGGTCTGGTTGTATTAAAGATTTAGTGTCTACATTACTCATATTAATTATTTATAAAAACTGATATGGGCTTGGTTCATAACTCTTAAATTCTCTTTGTTGATCTAATTCAGGAGTTAACCAACCAGCATCTAACATATCTTGCATAGCTGGATCTATATTACCAGCAACTGGCATAATAACACTATCTATACCCCAATTATTATCTTCTGTACCGAAAGACCTATTATCAGATTTACCAAACACGTCATATAAAGGTTCTAGACCAAATGGTTTTTTATTATCATCCCACATATTAACTGTAAAGAATTGAGTAACAACAGCCTCATGTACACAGATTAAAGCCCATATTAAAGCATCAACCCTATCATCTTTATATGATGAACTCTTTTTAGCCCATCTTTCATTTTTATGTCGAACAAATGTATTAAGTTCCTTTAGAGTATCTAATTCTCTTAATTTAATTCTTCGATGAGTCTTTAAAAAGTAAAACATATTCATCACACCATAATACTTCGTATTTGTAGAACTAGTTACACCCTTTAAATGACCATATTCTATGCGACCTTGTTTAAATGCGAAATTAACAAGACACGGGTAATTATACTCGTTATCCATTAACGTGATAACAGTACCACCACCTGTATTATTACGTTCAATAGCTAGAGGTGGTTTACCCCAATGTTTCATGATTTCATTTAATTGTCGAGCGAATTCATTTGGACCAGTTTCATTATTAGCATAAACAGCAACTTGTTCAATTTTTGTCATATCAGTTACATCTAATACCTGAATAGTTGAATTACATGCCCCACAACCTTCACCTATATCAACACCAGCAACATAAATTTTATTTTCTAAATCAGGTTCAGTATAAATACTATAACCATCAAATTGTGATAACTCCAACCGTGATCTTCTACACTCAGCAGCTAATTCGTTATATAAATCCTCTGGTATATTCGAACCACCTGATTCAAGAAACTTACATTCATACTCTTGCTCAAACTTTTCGTTACCTAAATCTCTACGTTTTTCATCAGACCATTCTTTACCACGACCTGGTATACTATTCCATAGAACTTCTAGCGACCCCCATACACTTCCATCATTTTGAGAATTTTCCCATAACTCATGAAATAGATTACCAACACCATTGGGTGTAGATGCCATCAATATTCTAGCGTTTGGGTCATTTGATATAGTTGGATAAACAGCTGACCAAAATTCTTCTAGAACATGGTCATCAATGTGAGCAACCTCATCAATAATTAAACAGTTCAATGACATACCACGTGCAGCATCAGCTGATGTGGCTGAAATTTTAATGTCAGATCCATTTTTAAATTCAACAGATTGTTTATTCCAAGATACAACACTAGGTTTTAACCAATTAGGTAATTCTTCATAAGCTAATTTAATACGACTTAATATCTCTTTTGCAGTATCAGCTTTATTCGCCACAACTAATATTTTCCTATATTCAAAGAAAGTTACCATCCATACAACATATATTGTCATCAAGGTTGATTTACCCATCTGCCTAGATGTATTGAATATAGTTTTATTATGATCTTGAAAAAGTTCTAGACCAGTTTTTTGATATTCTCTTAATTCTATTTTTTGTTTTTTACCAGCTGATATAATATAAAAGAAATTTTCAGCAAAAAATAATATATCCCTATGACACTTTTTAATAACCTTAACTCTATCTACATCATATTTAAAAGTTGACTTCGGGTCAGGTAAGCTATTATTACCCATATAAGGTACGACTTTATCACCAATATAAGTATCGTTTACCTTTTTAATTATCTTATTATAATTTATTTTAGCCATTTATATTATTTATAAAAAAAAAAATTGATTCCAAATATAAATAATTAAAACCAAATAAATTTATTTATGAAAAATCAAAAAACATCATTTATGCAAAAATTCGAGCGCCTTTATAAAGAAGCTGTTGAAGATGACAATCTTTTCGGTGACCAAGGAGAAGATATTATCGATGATTATGAGAGTGATATCGATGAGATCGAAGATACCGAAGAGGGTGGCGAAGAAGTAACTATCACGCTCACAAGCGATCAAGTTGAAGTCCTTCGCGACATCTTATCTCAAGTTGAAGGTGACGAAGAGGGTGAAGAAGATGGTGAAGAAGAATTCGACGCTTTCGGTGACGAAGATGTATCTGACATCGAAGAACTCGAAGAAGAAGCTGTTGAAACACAGTCTGCACCAGATGCTGAGAGTGTTCGCTCTAAATCAAAATCAGGTAAAGCATCAACAAAAACTGGTGATTTAGATTATGATTCACAAACCAAAGATGGTGAAGAAAAACAATATAAGTTCGTAAAACGTGAAAAACCAACCGAACTTAAATATAAAACCACTAAAGGTTCTTAATTTATATTAAATACTAACTTAACTAAAACCTCTCTTCGGAGAGGTTTTTTTATTGTCTATTTTTCAGAAAATTATAAATATTTAAAATGAACATATTTGAATCAGTAATTGACCAATCTCTTGAGAACTACTCTAAATTCGTTTTTGATGAATATAAAAGCGATAAACCTAGATTAAAGGATAGAATTCGTCAAAAAATATTAGATGATGTGAATTTAATCAATAAAAAGATCTCAGTCGTAGATTTCTTCATTAAGGGTAGTATTTTAACTAAACAATATACTACAGATTCTGATATTGATATTTTCGTTCAGGTTAATTCTGGATTATATACAGAAGATCAACTGAAAATACTACTCAAACCAATATGGGATGAAATTGATGAAACATATATAAAAGGCGTACCTCACCCATTTCAGTATTATATAACCAAAGAAAAATATAATCCAGAAAACACTGAAGCTATGTATGATGTGAATGGTGACAACTGGATTAAACGATCTTCGTCAAAATCAATCAATCTCGATGAGTATATGGATGACTTTAAAGATTATGTAGACCAATTCTCAGATTTTAGCGAGGAATTGAGACGAAATATGATCGATTATGAGATTTTAAAAGATATACCAACTGAAGAACTATCTGGTTTAAAATCAAAGTTAAATAACGAACTAAGACAAATAAACAATAACATATCTGATTTATCTGAAGTATATGATCAAATTAGAGATATGCGTGATCAAGCATTTTCTAAAGATATGACACCTTCAGAAATTAAAAAATATGGTATAAAAACTAGATTACCTGGAAATGTTGTTTTTAAACTATTAGAGCGTTATTACTATTTAGATTTGTATAAAAAAATAAAATCCATAATAGGTGATGATAACAAACTATCACATAATGAGGTTGATCAACTAAACTCTATCCTAAAGACACGTTTAACTTCAGAAAAAACTAGTTTTAAGAACATTTTTAAAGGTAAATTATCAACACCTCGACATATGAGTAATAAAGCTGGTTTAACTGGTCAAGATAAGATAAAAAAAGGTGGTCAAGGTATTATGGCTAAATGTCATAAGACTGATCCCAATAAGAATACAGTAAAACCTATCAACGGGATTATACGAGTTAAACAAGGAACACCAGAAGCTATTAGATTAGCTAAAAAATATAGAATAGCTGACCCAAGAGGTAAAAAGATAGTAGATGGTAATCAATATACAAAAGGTGTAACTATAATCTTTGAAGAAACTCTCGAACAAAAAGTTAAACGAGCACAAGAGAAGCTAAATAATAAATAATTCAAATGTCTTGCAACTTTTTCCAACCAATTTACGACCATTCTTGTAGTTTTACAGAGGATCTAAGATATTTAGATACTGATAGAACTGCACAAGAAAGAGAAATATTTGCTCAATATTTTATTGAGCAAACTGAACAATATGGTATCGAAGTAGATTATATTGTTAATAATTATGAACTATCATCTCATGATATGATGTACGGTGAACACACAACCAAAACATTCGATGATCCAGTAAAATTAATTATGTATATTATTTTTAATGATGATAGTATAATCCTAAATCAATACGGGATCGAATCTCAAGGCGATATCACAGCTTTTATACCGATTTCATCATACGAATCAGTGTTTGGAGAAGGAAGTGAACCAAAATCTGGAGATTTAATTAAATTAACAGAATATGGTTCAACAAATCGACCAAATGGGAGAGGTGCAGAAATATTTGAGATTACACACAGGGATGATCAGAATATTCAACAAACTATACCTTTAATGGGACACTACACTTGGATGATATGGGCTAAAAGATATGATTATAGTTATGAAAATAACGTGGACCCAGAACAAGTTATTAATCAAATTAATGATGATGAAAGACAATATGCTAGTGGGATAGTTACCCATGATGGTGTACCTGTTATGTATAATGGTGAACATGTTATAGCTGAAACAGGTAGTTCAGAATTAAGTTCTATAACAAAGACTTATGATAAGTCTGCTGATGAACTAGGTGAAATAATATTCGACTATAATAAGAACATTAAATCTAACGATGATGTATACGGTGATTATTAATCTTTATCATTAAATAAAAATTTATTAATAAATTCCCCAGCGTATTCACCTGATTCTAACTGATTACACATTATTGGGTACCTATCATTCACATATTCATGGATGATATTTGGTTTTATCTTTTTCTTGAGAATATATTCAAGATTTAGGTTCTTTTTATCACATAGTTTATTAACATTATATAAACACTCGAATAAACAAGCCCATTTTACGATTTCATCATCACTCAGTTCCATGTTCTTTAATAAAGTCAATCATTGCATCCATTTTTGCAATATATTCTTGTTTGTCTACCCGACCCGTGTTCATTTCAATAGTTTTAACTAACTTACATATACACTCATACATGTTCTTAGTGATAGGGTCCATTGTTTTACCATCATAATATAATTTTAAAATAAATTGTACTATATTTTCAGGGTGTCCTTCAATTAAATCCTTATATCCAGCTAATTCTTTAGTTTCTGAATAAATATTGTAAAAAGATTTACCCATACTCTTCCATTTTAAGGTATTTGATAATGATATATCATCTTGTGGGAGACACTTAATCTCCTCTGGCATTATATTAGAGGGATTCTTATCCATTTTTTACAGTTTTAAGTTGATTGACTAAATCTTCTGTAATCACTCCATCAAATATTTCAGTTTTCTGAAAATTAGAAATCGATACCTTTACAGTATTAAGAGATTTACATTTTTCACACCTAAAATCATTATCTTCAGCAACTTTTATAACCACATCATTAGGATCTTTACACACCGAACACTCAATTCGAATTCTATTTTCGTCTAATACATTTAAACGTTGAACTTCTAATGCATTTAAACGCAACTGTACAACCGTCTTGGTTAAAGTATTAATTATAAAGAATAATACAAATTGACAAATAAACGAGATAAAAAACCACATATAGATATCACCACCAGTGAAATACCCAATAATGGCGAAGCTAGTTGATACAACTAAAGTTAATAATATACTTACTATCATATAAGTATATTATATAATATTTTACAAAATGTCAAGACTTATCTTGTAACTTTCTGACCAGTAAATACCTGATATATGTTTTTCACAGTACCTCTATCAAGGTCTGCGTCCGTTTTATGAGTTCTGTCACAGAAACAAAATTCGTCAGTTTCTGCGTTTGTGAATTTATACCCTTTTTTAGTCTCAGATATTTTTAAATGAGGTTTACCCTTCATATACTGTTTTATATCAGCAAGTTTAATAGGTTTATGATCCTCCATTTTTTGCAAAATAACCCTATCACGATTTTTACCCTCTGTGATATAACTCTCCCAAATTAATTCTGAATCAGTTTTCATACTAAATACTAAGCTCCTCTAATTTTTTAATAATTTTAATATATTGTTTATTGATATTATTAAAATCACCAACAATATCTTTAATAGATTGTCTTTTATCACTATCATCAGCGATAACTGGATTATTATAAGCTCTAATAAAATCAGATTTTAATTCATCAACATTATCAACAATACCTAGAACCTTTTCAAAAGTAGTTTGAACCTCATGAGGTAAAACTTTTTTAGCCTCATCTTGGTCAGATCTATCAACCTTTAAAATATCAATTAAAGACATTTGCGAAGGGTTAGTTCTATTATGCCAACCATATCCTTCACCCTCACTAGAGGTTTGATGATTCACAATATCCTCTTGAATTAGATTTTCAATAATATTTAGTTTAGTCATTTAAATTATTTATAAATTTACCGCATATTTATAAATAATTAAAACTATCAATATAATTATGAAAGAAGATATTTTTAAGAACCAATTTATTAAGTTATTAAACGAAGATCTTGAAGAAGATCCAAGAGGTTTAGAATCTTTAGAAGATGACCCACAAGAAGCTCAAGATGCTTTTGCGGATACATTAGATGATGACACTAACCCTGAAGATTATGACATTAATCCAAACGATATCCGTAAGATCGGACGAGCAAATATCCAAGAGGCTCGTAAATGGATCAAGATTTTAAACGATTTCGCTGATTTAATTAATTCAGTTGATGATGACGATTCATTAAATAACTTCCTAAACCGTGTTGACCGTGAAGGTTCAGCATTTAGAGGTGTTGTTCGCTCCCAAGGTAAACGTGTAACACGTATAGCTGAAGAAGCTGCTGGTATGTCTCAGGTTCTTGAATCACATGTTATCGGCTATGATAAGAAAGAGCGTGAGCTTCTACAACAATTCCCAAACCTAAAAGGATAAATTAATATGCAATATTTAAACGAAGATAGAAAAAGTATCGGTAATGTTTATGCTGAAATGTATAAACCAAAAACTAATAGTTCTGTAATTAAAGAGAATGAAGAATTCTATGATATTGAAGATCATGCTGACCAACTGGATGGTGATTTAGATCTACCTATTGGTGGTTCGCCTGATGAAGATGGTGATTATTTAAATGACGCTCTTGAAGAAAAGGTTTACGGTCACATGAATGAACAATTTGGTGAAACTTTTCGTAGACAATGTGACGAAATCAAAGAAAAATTCGATTTAAGTGATGATGAATTTTGTATGTTTTTCAAAGGATGGTTCGATGAAAAACATGTCCGTTCACACCTTGAGGGAGAGTTTTAATTTTTCCTTCAAACAACTAACGTCTAATTTCATAGAATTAGATTCCTCTTTGATTAAATTCCTCAAGATAAACTCTTGAGGAATTTTTGTTTTATTAGACTTAATGATAATATCATTAAAGTCTTTACATTTTTCCCCAATTTCTCTAGACCATTTGAAAACTTTTTCACCCCTACGAAACAACATACTAGATTTTTTCCTAGCTGCTTCATCAAGATAAGGTGAATCTAAAACCCACACTCTAGTATGTAGAGGGTACATCGATAATTGCCTATCCTGTTCATCTGTAAGCACGAATTCACCACTTTCAGTGATACCTGATAAGCATGTAGCGTTTTCTACAAACATCGAGTCTATCGCACCTTCAAATATGAATATATATTGATTATTATCATCGATATTATCGATATTATACATAGACCTATCGGAATTAACTTTTGATAGGTATTTTGGTGAATCATCATCCAATAATTTACGACTTTGGTACCATATTACCTTATTATTTTCGTAATAAGGTATGATTAACCTATTTTTATGTATATAATCATCAAGAGATACATATAATGCTTTAGGTTTATTTGGAGCATTATTTATTTTACGATCAATAATGTATTTAACAGCTAATTTAACGATTTTATCATCTTTATAATATTCTAGCTGAGTCTTATCAAATAAATTTATACAATTCGAAGGTAAAGTTGGTGTATCACTCTTAATTTCGAATAATCTATCAAATTCATCACAATTAAAATCTCTAGGTACGATATCATACTCTTTAGACTCAAATACAACCTCTTTATAACTTAAACCAGACACATCCATGATAAAATTCACAGATCGCTTAGAGTACCCACAATTGTGGCAGTATACTGTACTTTTATTACCCTCTAATTCTGGATTATAATAAAATCTAGCCTTCTTACCCCACGATTCACCCTCTCTACATATAGGGCAACCACCATTTAAAATACCATTTTTACGCTCTTTAACATATCCAACATATTGGTATATATATTGAGTAACATAATCTTCTGGTAAACTATTCATACGCTACATGGTAGCATAATATAGTCATTTTTCAAGCTTTTTATTTAGCTTTTGTTTATCTACAGGTACTTTAACTTCATCACCACGTTTACCCCAGTTGATGTTATCATAAGCTTTAGTATATTTAGATACACTATGACCCGTTCTAGGTTTACATCCCTTTCCCATATTTATTTACTAATTTTTGGCTTCGGTTCTCTCTTAATAACCTCTTTTGCGAACATATTCATACAACGAGGACATTGGTATTTAACTTCAGTTACAATTTCATGCCCATTATTATAAGGGGGTTGGACTTTACCATGGGAAGCTGCCCCACAGAAATTACAATTTCTATTTAAATTTAACATAATGTTTAATTATTTATACCACTTAACATTTTTTGCAACCCATACGATGTGTCGTTACTATTTTTACAAAAAATTTCAACCCAATCCATCTTATACCCAAAATGACGCTCCATACCAATAATATGTAACTTTTCAAAAAAATTATTTATAGATGGTGTGTATCGAATATCCTGAGATTCAAAGAAATTAGTCTCATCGACATATATTTTTGAAGCATATCGTAAATTCATAACTTTTAAATTACGTTTTATAATTTTTTGATCAGATTCCTCAAGCATTTTAAAATTATCTTCAAATTTTTCAACAAATCGTTTACTCTTAACTGGACCATATTTATGTAGACCATTTATGTTATCAGATTTATCACCCATTATAGCTTTATATAAAAGATATTTATCATTAGATACACCACCATTATATTTAAATGATGTATCAGATGTAATTAAGTCTCTTTTAATAGGGTTATATATCTTAACACCATCAAACATATTAAATAACTGAAGAAAGTCATTATCATTAGATACAACATAATTTTCATCGTCACTATATTTGTTACATAAGAAATATACTATGTCATCACCTTCTAATTTATTTGCTCGAATATTTACAACACCTAAAGATTTTGAAATATCCCACAAGATTTCATCAAATTTATGAACATCATCATCAACCTCTCGATTCCTCTGCTCCTTATACCCCACAGCATCATGTCTGAAGTTTTTAAAACTACTGTCACGTATATCCCAAGTTAAAAAGACGTTCTCACAATCAAACATCTCTTTAAATATCTTGATATTATTCAAAAATACAAAAACATGTGAATGATCCTCATCCCACTCGTTGTTATAATTCTTTTTTTTAGCTATATGATAGGAACGATGGAGAAGATTCCCACCATCAATTATTAAATTTTTCACAGTAATAATCTATAGTTTGATTTAATTTAGTATTGAAGTAATCGTGGTCAATATCGACCAAAAAGTTATCTGAGTTTGATTCTTTGAGTTTTTGCAACTTACCAATGTCTAATGAATATTTAAAATCATGACCTAAACGAGCGTTCGGTTGAAACTGAATCAACTCCTTAGATTTATTTAAAGTTTTCAAAATATGTTCAACCAATTCAAGGTTAGTCATAGAATAACCATTACCAACATTATATATTTCACCAGATTTACCATTTTTAGCGACATAAATAACATCTTTAACGTGATCTTCAACAAAACACCACTCTCGAATTTGTTTACCATCATCGTAGATTGGTATACTTTTATCATTTAAGGCATTTGTTATAACTTTTGGAATGAGTTTCTCGGTATATTGATTTGGTCCATAATTGTTACCACATCGTGTTGTAACAATATCCATATCATATGTTACACTATACGCATTACACATCATCTCAGCACTAGCTTTTGATGCTGAATACACTGATGATGGGTTATATGGATATTTTTCATTAACAGCTTGCTTAACGGACCCAAAAACCTCATCCGTAGATATGTTAATAAACCGTTTAACACCTATTTTACGAGCTAATTCAAGCATATGCATAGTTCCCATCACATTTGATCGTACAAACGATTCTGGGGTATCTATAGACCTATCAACATGACTTTCAGCCGCGAAGTGAAACAAGAAATCAAAAGGTAAATCAATTAAACCTACACTCTTGATAATATCATAAGATATATCCCACTTAATATGATGTATATCTTGTTTACTACTCTTAGGTTGTTTGAGGTTATTTAAATTAGAACCAATACCCTCGAAATCGAGATTAATCAATTTAAATTCATCATAATTATCAATTAGATAATTAATAAAGTTTGAGCCAATGAACCCCAAACCACCTGTCATTAATATAAACTTATTATTCATTTAAAAACTTTTGAACCTCCAACATCGATTCAGGTGTACCCATATCAGACCAATGTGAAGGTATAATTGTATACCAAATTTGCTGTTTTTCAGCATACATTGAGTTGATATCTGATATTTCCAATTCACCTCGCTGTGAAGGTGTCAATCTATTTAAATATTGATAAACATCTGAGGTATACAAGTACATACCAGTTACAGCAAGATCAGAAACATATTCTTTAGGTTTTTCGACTATTCTTTTGATAGGTATAAACTCTCGTTCGTCTGGTTGACACAATTCAGCTACACCGAATCTTGACCAATTATCAGTCTTCTTTAAGAATAGACCACATTTAAGAGAATTACTTAATTGAAAATATGAAACACAATCTTTTAAAATACTTGACGATTCGAAATAATTATCACCAAGAATTACTATAAACTTTTGGTCACCTGTAAAATCCTCAGCTAACTTAAGAGCCGATGCGATCCCAAGTGGTCTACTAGGATCACACATTTCCTGTATCTTATAAGTGAAATTTAAACCCCTATCATAACCATCACCCAAATGTTCAACAATATCACCACAATGATCTTTCGACGTTATTACAAGTATTTCAGTAATACCCATTTTTTTTAAAGTATCAACAGGGTAATCTATCATAGGTTTAGCACCATCTTTAGTATAAACAGGTGCTAAATGTTTGTTTGTGATAGTTTTAGTAAATGGTGACATTCTAGAACCAAGTCCACCAGCTAATATTACACCCCTCATATTATACATTTAAGTTAGTTAGGTGTTCACGTAAAGCTACCTCAACGGCATTGTATGATGAAAGTAAATTTGGGTGATATTTTTCAATCTTATCCGTAGATAAGATACAATTACTGCGTCTACATTTCATTAAACCTTCTGATAATAAATCATCAGTACTATACCACCTATCTATAATCTTTTTACCGATTTTATCACCTATAATTCTATTATAAATATCAATAACAGATTCAGCTGTAATGCCACCAGAGTTAACAACATTATATACACCTGAATCAACGTCACTTGAGATGATAATTTCAATAAATTTAACTAAATCAGGTACATATGTAATTGAGTTAGGATAATTAACTAATTTATCATATTTGATAATTTTGTTAATATAATTTTTATCATCCATTTCACCATCGAAAGGCATTCTAATCCTTAGATTGTAATTTTTATTTTCAATATCAGATCTATCAACAAATTCTCTAAAATGTTTTTCAAACCATGATTTGGAATCACTATAAACCGATGAGGTCGGATTATCTATCCCAAAATTATGGACATCGTCCTCAGTAAATACCCTACCTAGTTCATCATTATATACACACCCTGTTGAAATAGTTATAAAATTAGTATCATATAACTCACAAATTTCCATAATAGACCCAGCATCTACTACATTACGTGTATAACACTCATCAACATGTTTTTCACAGGAATCTACATTAGGTTTACCTGTAAACCCATAACAATTTATCAAAAATTTTGGTTCATGTGTCTCGATCAGTTCACCTAATTTTGTTAAATATTTATCCTCTGATTGAGAACAAAAAATTAAATTATAATTATCATCACTCCAATATTTTTGAATCTTTGATGATATATAACCCTTACCTAAAATTAATATATTTGACATACGTATACATTACACGATGTGTATATGTATGTCAAATATAAAATATATTTATTTTATAAATTGTCAGTATCAATATCAGTATCTACTGGGTGAGTTAGATACCTAGTGATAGCAGTCATTATGCTATCCATATCTCTTTGGGTTTTAACATTAGAAATAACTACTGCATCTCCATTCAAGTCGTACCCAAAAGTTATGAACGGTGTTAAATATTGCTCTATAGTTGTAGCTATAGTTGAAACATGTATAGGATCTGAAGCTACTTTATCTTCAACGTAATCAAATTTTGATAGTTGTTTAAGAAGATCTTCTATACTTTTTTCACTACCATCATTTTTATTTTGTTCACTCATTTTAATTATTTATCACCTTTTGGCTCATATTTTTTAACGATACCCCAATTATTTAAATATTTGACTATAACTTCGAATGAATCAGTTTTAATACGAAACCTAAATGGAACAAATCTACCACCATCATGGAACTCAAACCAGACATCACCAACTTCTTCAAGATTTTCATAACATGTACAAAAAACAGCTGCACAAAATGGGTCAATACATATCGTATATTTTCTAGGGTCAGCTTCAGTATATGTGTCTAAAATTTTCCAAGTTTCATACCCAGAATCCTTGAGTCTTTTTACAAAATACCCTAAAGTTTTAATATTATTCTTATTCATTTTCTAAGTTTAGCTGTAATATAGGTTATAGTTACACCATTCCAAATAGTTTGAATTAAAAACGCTTGTTCAGAACATTTTATCTTAAATGGAACACCTCTATGTTGAGATAAAATTTTAATCAAGTCATATTTAATTACCATATTAGATAATTTATCTTCATCCTGTAGATCATATTTATCTGTAACCAATACGGAAAGTTCATCAGTATTTATAATAGTTTCATCAGTTAAACATGCATAAATTGAACCGTCAATAATCTTTATATATACTTTTTCAACTTTATTTTTATGAAAAGTCTTTAACTTAACTATATCTGATAATACATCTGGTTTTAAAATAAATGTAAGCGAAGAATCAAAGTTTTCGATAACATCAGGTTTTAAATTCATGTTTTTCATCAAACTACTATCAAGTAAATGATAATTAAACCGCCACTTAGTTGATTTATATGATACCTTATTTTTATGAATCAATAATTTATCACTATCATCTAACACAGTACTTCTGTCTAAGAGATTTTTAAATTTAACCATATCTGGGACGTTGATAGTAATATCATCAACGTCGGTATCAATATCCATTGTGAAATTGACAGATACTTCACCACTAGGTGTCTTACAACACGTCGTTATTTTAGAATCTTTTATTAAAAAAGGAGCTTTATCTACAACATTTGACAATGGTGATAAAAAATTATCAATAAAAGGTTTAGTTAATTTAATATAGTTATTTTTAGTCATTATATTTAGATTCAATTAAAGCTTTGATGTTTTTTAATTCATTGTCAAGCTTATTGATCTTATTGATAACAACATCATATTGTTCGTATACTTGGTCAGTCGAAATCTTACTAAAATCAAGTTCCAACTGGTTATCATCAACACTATTTGATTTAAAATGCTCTTTTTGAACAACTGAGGGGTTACCCATAACATCACCTCTACCAACGTTCTCAGGTAATAAAACATCACCACCGAATTCACGAATCTCTTCGATCATATCTTGTGTTATTTCAAGAGGCTCTAACGAAACATTCTGATAATCACCGTTAGGTGCTATGGGGGTTGGACCCATAGCACTAGTATCAGAATTATTAGTTATATTACGAAGTATCTGCTCAGTTCTCTTATTTTGTAAGCCAGTGTATTTTGAAGCATTTTCACCAGCCATGCTTTTAGACATGATGTTTGAGTGCTTGGCAATACCTTGAATAAACTGTCGCTCGATATCATCCATAATTACAGGTCAGCTAGAAGAGCATCCATTTCATCATCTTCGGTTTGATTAACAGGAGCAGATTTAGGCTTAGATACTGGTTTATCTTCAACCTCATCATCACCACCATCATCCTTAACGTCATTCTTAACGACATCTTCGGACCCATAATCTTTATCATCTAAGATATCATCAATATCACCAAATGATGATGGAGCAGAATCCTCTTCAGAACCTTCGAAGTGAACTTCAATAACATCTTCGAGCTCTTCTTGACTTTTAACAGGGAATAATGTTTTTAGTTCAAAACATGAGCTAAATACTTCATCAATCTTAGATTCATTATCAGACAACCCCTCAATTTCAGATGGCTGCATAAAATAAGATTTATCATAATTAGCATAACCAGCTCCGTTATCTACTACACGAATCTTGAAGCTACACCCACTAGCTGATGGATCAAAACACTTGTACCCGTACTCATCTTTTCGCTCACCCTCAACGTGCTCATGTACGATATCATACAATTTCTTACCTAGACGAAGAATTTTAACTTGTCCTTCATTATCAGGGTTAGTTGGATCAGACACAACATAACAGTTGAGTAACCATGCGTCTCTACCCCACAATTCGCGAGCTCGCTTCATGCGTGGATCATCTTTATCTAGACGAAGTGGACGAAGCTTATCAGTAAGTTTAGAGCTATAGATTTGGATAGGATTAACTTCATCACTAGGTGGATCAACAAATTCTACATATTTAGCTGTAGATTTTGATTTCCACCCTCGATATTGGAGATGGTAGATTGTAGAGTCTAGATCATCACGATACGGTAGTAGTCGAACAACATAGTCCTTACCCTTTTCAAATCGCATGATGTCTTTGTAGGCACCGCCACCACCACGTTTACTTGCTTTTTCAAAAGAGTTTGAAATCTTCTGAAACATATTTTGTACATTTAATTTTTCGTTTGACATATTATTTTTTCCTTCTATTTAGTTATTATTATTTTATTATTGCATTTAATGGTTACTTTTGAACCGCTTTACTGCTAGATTTTTATATTAACAGATTGTTTTAGCTTTTTCAAGCATTTTTTTGATAAAAGATGACATTTTTTTGAAGTAATGAATCGTCTATGCATCATATCATAGTCCATATACAGGTCAGAAAATAATGTTTGTTTCAATTCAGTGTCAACGTCATCTCTAAATTTTGATTTAAATTTATTAAAACTAAATAAATTATATATACTAACTCGATCTTCTTTCAAGTGTGTTAAAAAAGAATATATACCATCTTTATGGTCGATATAGTCTTCTAATGATAATTTATTTTTTAAGCAAAAGTCTTTTATAAAATAAAAGCCCGATATCAATTTATTTAAATTGTAGGTATCATCTGGGTGTAGTGCTATAAGCTTTTTCTTATAATTTATATAGCAAGTCAATGCTTTACGTTTAGAATAAAAGTCAATAGTGTATGTTTCTTTAGTTTCCCAGATTTTATACGGAGCTTCGAAATATTTGTCAATATCAATGTGTGGATATTTTTTAAAAAGCTCCCCTATTTTTAGGATATCTTTAGTGTGTTCAAATTTTTTAAAGTCTTTTCGATTACGGTACGGTCTATTTCTACTCTCAGCACATACCCTCAAATATACATTATATATTTTTTTATGAAAATCATTTATAACCTCTTCGCAATTATCCATTTCTCTGATTTATATATTTTTTTAAAAATTTACTTCTAATAATACTATCATCAATTTCCATAAACGCCATCATAGCCTTACGTTGGTCAGAAAAACCACAAAATTTACAATATAAATCCAACATATCTGGATTTTTAATAATTTCAACAAAAATCGAAGGGAAATTCATCTTTTTATTTTTAACCATACACACGTATGTACAAAAATTTAAAACTAAGCCGTAAAATTCATCACGTTCTAACTGACAAATCGGAGAATCTTCAATATATTTTATATTACCCATCAATACTTTTCATTTTTTTAGTTAATTTTAGAAAATCCTCAGTTATATCTCCTGAACAAAAATCAGAAAAACCCCTAACATTTGAACAATAGGATTTACACAAATTATTTATATCTTTTCCATTTTTTTTCAAATTCTTAAGATAAACTCTACCGTTAGCTAAATCTATTACACTTAAATTATCATACTTTTCACCATATTTATACATATAATCACCAAAATATTTGATCGTTGATAAAACAAAGTAATACCCATCATATTCATATACCGTATGATCCTGCGTATTAAACAACTTTAAATGTTTAATAACAAATTTATTAAACTTACTGGAGGTATTAAACCCATCAAAGTAATGATTATAAAAAAGATCAGCACTAATTTTATAAAAAATGATACTCATGATATACGCATCTCGATTATCGTATTCATTATTCAATAAACCTTTAATACACTTAATATAATAAAATCGTTTTTTAGATAAATTTTCTAGTCTAGGTGCAACCTTCTTTAAAACATTAAAATATATATTATCATCAGTATCAACATCTGATTCTAATATTTTAAAATTATATTTATCATATATACCAACCAACTCATCTGAAGTAGTTTTAGAAAACCCTATTAAAAATACCAATTCACCGAAATCAACGTATTCCATTAAAAATTCATCTAATTTGTTTTCAACATTATAATATGAACAATATAATATGTTGGTTGGTACAATACCCGACCACTCTAATAATAATTGGGTTGATACGTAGGTTAACTTTTGGTTAACAACAAAAAATATTTTTTTATTACTCATCACCTTCAAATATATTATCTAAAATTGAAAAACTTTTAATTTGTTCTTTAATGGAATCATTCATATCGGATGAATCTTCCTCAAAGATAGCATCAATCTCACGAATACGTAAGTGATTATCTAACTCAAGCATTTGGGTACCGAAATTTTCCCCAATACGATTTTTAATAATACCCGTTCTTAGAGTATTTGTCTCAAAATCCTCTTCCTCTCTCCAGATACTTGACATAAAGTCTGCTGTATGAGCTATACCCATAGATTCTGAAGTATTATCCAACTTAGGCTCTTGCCCAGAAACACCGCTACGATTCGCTTGTAACACTGATACGAAAGACACCTCATATTTATATGATAATGCTCTAATATCCTCAGCTAATCTTTTACCAGCCTCATACAAATTATTAACACCTACAGCTTTCATCAAAGTGATATAATCTAAATAAACTATATCAAAATTTTTACCCTTTTTCTTCAATTGAGCAAGATATGAATCAAGATCATTGACAGTCAATCTTCCTGGGGGGAACTCTTTCACGATAAGATCCGCATCAGGGTTCTGTTTCTTTAATTCAGATATCTTTGATCTGAACTTATCCTCTTCATTCTTCAATTCATCAAATTTAATTTCAGAAAAATTACAAGACAGTCTCTGAGCATACAATTGCTCATCCATTTCAAGAGAAATGATAGGAACACATAGATTTTGACGTATAGAATTAGCAGCGAGGTTACCGATCATCATCGATTTACAAGAATTAGTACCACCTAACCAAATGTAAATGGCTCTACCATGTTTATTAAAACCACCTTTAAGTTTCTTATCATAAAAATCAAAACCAGTTGATATTTTAGTATGCGGTTGTTTTAACCAATCTATATGTTTATCGATATCATCAAAATAAACTAAACCGATATCTGAAACAATAGTTAAACTACACGCATCTTGGAATCTTTTAGCGATTTCACTATGTTCCAAATCTTTAAACTCATCACTAACTTCAAACATAGTCGAAATGATGGATTTTTCTTTCAAAAATTGTTCAGTTTGTTGAATTAAAATATCAACATCACTAACTAGCTCATATTGTTTCAAGTCTTTGACGATATTTTTAAAATGAGTTTGATCTTCAGGTGAAGTCAATACCATTTTAATTTCTGATAGACTCGGGTGTTTTTTATATTCTTTATGAAACGACAGCACCTTCCTAAGTACAGCCACAACCGCATTATCTGAAAAATATTTCAAATCCAAATGGTCTACAATAGTGCCAAAAAAATACTCATTTTTAAGAGCATTGAATAGAATAGTTTTTTCTAAAAATTGTTCATTTATTTTCATATTTTATAGTATAATATAGTATATGTTGTAGTTTGTCGAGGAAATATTACGTTTTTGTACACATAAAGATCCGTATTCGTTATTTTACGTAACAAATACGGATCTTTAATTTAAAAATTATTTAAATTAAAAATTAAACAATTTATCACATTCAGATATATAGTTAGGCTCAATTTCAATAAAATTAACCTTTTCTCTAGGTAAATTTAAGGCAAAAGGTGAATGACATGCCATAATTATTTGATGTTTATCAGCAAACCCCATTAAAACATCTAACAATTTAGCTTGTTTAGGTAAACTAAGAGATCTTTCAGGCTCGTCAAGAAGAATCGTTAATTTATCCCCTTTAGGTAGAGAGTCTAGGTATTCTAATTGAGCAGAAACATCACCATATAGCGGATTTGGTTTAATTTCTGGAGGATTACCAATAATATTTAACATTTTATTGATCTTTTTAAGCCGATATTGACCAGAAGATGGTTTTTCAACCATTGTATCAAATCTTTCCTTTTCAGATGATAAACCATCTTCACTTTGACCACCTTTTTGAAAGAACCAAGCATTTGAGTCAGCAATATCACCAGAATTATAAAAAACAGGTGAACCATCCCAATCAACAACTACTCTATCTTTATCTGGAGTAAATGCGCGATAAGCATGAGGGAATGAATCAGGTGCTAACACCTTTGGGTCAACTATATTAGTCCACCCAGCTTTTTGAATCGAGCAATACGATTTTAGGAATTTTAAAGCAACACTTTTACCAGCCCCGTTACCACTGAATAGAATATTCATACCATCAGTAAAATTAAACTGCTTAGGTGCATCTTTATATAGGTCTAATACAAACCCCTCTACAAATTTAATAGATTTAATCATAATTCTTTAATATATTTATTTACATCACCTTCATTATGGAAGGTATCATAAGCTGATAGTGAACCAATCGCATCATCTGTGTCAATGTTATCAATAGATCTACCGTAGTTGTAAGAAATAGTCACAAGTTCATTCATAACCCTATGGATCTCGTTATATAACTCAATTTTACCTTCTTTATCATTAGGATCATGGTTATTGAATCGTTCAGTAACTTCATTCAATATTTTCTCTTGTACAGTGATTTTTTCGGTCAATTTCTCAAAATTATCCTTATATTCTTCACGCTCTTGCTCCATAATCTGTTGAAAATGTCTTTCTTGTTTATTAAATACATCAGATGCATGTTTTTGCCCAACAGTATCTAACGATTCTTGCTTAAGACCACCCAATTCAAGCTGATTATCAACTCTATTTTGCAATTCTTCACGATATTCAGCTTGCTCAGTTACCATTTTTTCATATTCACGAGCGATCTCTTCTGGATCATCAGCTTTTTCACTAGCCGCATCAAATAACGCATTGAAAATCCTGTCACCATTAGTCTCCATATAAGATGCAGCGATAGGTTTATTAGTTAATGGATCAATTTCAACATCACCATTAGAATTAACTAGATATTCTTCACCATATAACTTTGAGGAATCACCTAAAAAATCTTTTTCATAAGAAATACCTGTTAATTCTTTATTTTTATACTCTTTATTCATTTTTTATTACTCCATTTATTTTTTAAATATTCATTCCCCTTAGACCAATCATCATCTTTAAATGTTTCAAGACCATGACTACGATGAACTACCCATATCGGATATGAAGTCATTTTTAATCCAAGTTTATTAGCATTTAATGAAAATAAAATATCATAAAAATTCCACTTCGACGGACAATTTTCATCAAATTTTAACCCAACCTTGTTAATATTTTTAACATTAACAGCTATAAATAACCCATCAAGTAAAATACACCGACTAGGGGTTGGACCAAAATCAGTCATAAAACATTTAATATCACTATCACCAATATAATGCGCTACAGCACCACTCCTAGTGTCTCTATCACCCATAACATGCCACAAGTTTTTATCTTGAATACGACATTTACGGTTACCAGCAACTCCGCATATATCATATTCAGAATCATCCCCAATAGCTTGATTAATTTTTTTAGATAATTGAGAGTCTTCTATAGATAAATCATCATGACAGAATATAATATAATCAGAATCAGTGTCCAAGAAAGAGTTATATACTTCAGAAATAGGTTTACTATTAAATTCTACGAAATTTAAATTGTATTCACCATCATTAAGTTGTTTATAACTCTTTTTAAACAAACTATCATCATATGATCCAGATGAGCATACAACTATATCTATTTTTTTATTCATATTTTATTAAATAGAAATACCACCACCAATATTATATGGTGGTGGTGTCTTATTTTTAGTCAATATATTTACATATGTGACCTATAAGCCAACTCTTGTTTAACAATCTCATTGAGTTGAGGTAAGATTTTTTCCCAAATGTCTTCCCTATGTCGCCACTCTTTCATTGAACCAAGTTTAATTTCTTCGTCACCATCTTTTAGATAAAATGTACGACCTTTACCTACATTACCTTGAGCATCTTTCAAATAAAGTGTATCTAGTTTATCAAGAAGAGGTTCAAGTCCACTATATTTATCAATACCTGTAGCATAATTAAGGTAAACTTCAGCTTCTTTATGTGGGATAGCGCATCGATTCTTTTGAGTAAATACTCTAATATGTTGACCAGAGTATTCTTTCTTAGCCATCATAGTTTGTACATCCTTTTCGTTAGATGCGTCATGTTTTTCTTTTTTAGCAGAAATGTGAGCCATAACAGTCGATACAAATTCAGTAGATTTACCACCACCCTGCTCTTTAAAGATTGAATCGTACATCTGATTAGGATTAGCGATTTCATGGTTAATAATAATGAAAGCGCAACCAGATTTAGAGATTTTACCTTTAAGATTACTAAACCACTGTTTGATGAGTTTAGCTTTTAACCCCATATCCATAGCAACTTTGTTTTTCTTAGTTGCATCATCTAGTTGTTTTTGAGACGCTAGGAACCCAAGAGAGTCTAATATAAATAGATATTTACCATGCTCTTCAGTATCCCCAATAATTTCATCTAACATCTTAGTTGATTGGATGATTAACTCTTCAATAGATTCGATAGGTAGTGTTAACACCCTACTTAAATCAACACCTAAACTTTTCTCCATTCTACCATCTTTATCAAATTCAGTGTCAAAAATAACAACATCCAAACCATCATCTTGGGCAGACTTTTGAGCAAGTGCTGAAATAAACGATTTACCAGATTGTGACGGACCAAACAATGTAGTTACACGACCTTTCGGAATACCACCATACAAATCCGCTGAAAAAACAGCGTTGATAGCATGACATTGCGTTGAGATAAACCCACCAATTTTAGTAAGAGTATCATCATCATCCATAGTTGTAGCGTATGGGTTTAATTTTTGAGCTTGTTTAAATAATTTACCTGCCATATTTCAATATTCCTTTTTAGATGTTTTGTAACTGATAATAAGCACCCACTATATAATGCATAGTGGGTGCTTATGTGATAAACTAGGTTTATACTAATTAGTGAACTCAACAACCTCACCATCAGCTCCAACAATACCCGAATCATCAGACTCTGGTTGCTCTTGCGTGGATTGTGACATCTTTAATCGAGTTTCATTATATTTAGTAATAACTGCGAAGTATAGATCAATAGTCTCTTTAGACGGAGCACCATCGCTCCAAACAATCGATTCCGTTGGGAATGTCCAAACACCCTCAGAATCAACATCGAAAAGCTCAAGATAAGTATACGGGATAAACCCAATAGCCATTTGACCGTTACCACGATCTTGCGCTTGAATAAGCATAGGGTTCTTAATCTTAGAAGTCTTTTCAGAGAACTGAACTGACTCACCAATAAGAACACGACCTGTTGCATCCGAGAATACAACTACATTTTTATTTACATTTTCACTCATATAGCTATAGTATAACACATTTTTATATTTTTTCAAGCAAAAAAATCATCAATATTAACCATAGGTTGATAATTTGGTGAAAAAATATTCCATTTAAGGGCATCATAGAATTGTTTAACAATATCTTTAATACATTTTTCAAACATAATTTGATTATCGACAACAAATAATTCTTTGAACTCTTCTGGGTAATTATCTACATATGAAATAACATCTAAACCATATTTATTTGATGATTGTATATACAGTGATTTAACCTTATCACCTTGGCGTATCATTTGATATTTACTATCAAGACCTAAATCATCTAATAATTTATTATAGTAATAAGATCCACGATAATGTGCTAACATACCTTTACCAGTATTCCAACCATCACATCTACCAACATACTCATCAAATTTATTAATTGCTTTAATCAAAGCGATGTCGTCATACTGATATTTTTCAAAATCTTCATAAGCTTTAACATATTCTTCATCGGATATATTTTTATCACCAGTTAATACAATTTTATGGAGGATTTTTTCAACGAGTGGTTTCATACGTTGTGGCATAGACGCTGAAACTAACTTAATACCCGTATATTTCCAACGTTTTTTCTCTTCGGTTACATCGAAACCTTCATCATAGTATTTGTGAACAACATAATTCTTTTTAGCAATAAATAAACCCTTATCAGCGATAACCTCCATCTTAAATTGGAACCTACAATCTTTTGAATTGAGTTCATCTTCACCCCATTGCTTAATTGATTGATTTAATTTATCTTCAATCTTCTGACATAGGTTAATAACCTTTGGGTTAACACCAGTTTTATCTTCATTGTAGAAATTTAATTTATATTTATCAATAACTCGTTTAATAGTAATGTAACAACTATCCGTATCTTGGTAAGTTAGACTTGTCACATCAGTAGTATTTAAAAGTTTATTAACAACATTCTCTAAAATATCACCAGACTCCTTAATAACATTTTGACAGGTGAGGGTTACTGACTCTGCGATATCAATATCAGACATCGGAGCATACTTATTTCCACAGTATCCATATAAGCTATTGATCACAACTTTCAATGAATTTTGATATACAGATAGTCTTTGAATCTCGTAATCATTCTCAGGATTACCTTCTTTTTTTAATTCACCTATTTTTTTCTTAACATTAACACGATTAGAATAGACCTCTTCAACTAATTTAGGGAAAATACCCTTTTTATTTTGGGTGAATAATACATTAGACTTACTTACAGCTAGATTAACCTTTTTAACTAATGTTTTAAAGTTATCTATAGTCATTTTAGTTTCTTTACCAGTGTTATCTTCAACAATAGCATGTTGACCAACGTATTTAACCTTACCAAATTTAGTTTCTGGTGACATATTCAAAGTGATAATAGTCATAGGGTATAGAGAATTCAAGTCATATGACACAATACTCTCATATAAATCAGGAGTGGGTTCTTTAACAAAAGCTCCATCAAATTTTCGCCAATTTTCATTATTCTGAAAGGTTGGGATAATTTGTCCGTCTTCCATAGCATTAACAGATGAGTAACCATTAATAATAGGTAGAGTATCCAAAGCTTTTTCAAAAGGAACTAACCCCATATATGATAGAATCCTACATGTCTCTAGAAATTTGAGCTTTTCCTCCAATAATTTAATACCATTAACATCCTCGATATTATAGAATACGAATAAATCCCAATCATCCTCAGATAATTTAGCTAGATTAGATGATTCATATTCAACCTTACCTTTACCAATCTCAATCTGTAAAACAGTATCTAATTTCCTATTAGGGATTGGTTTTAGATTAAATTTCATATATACGTCATGATAATCCCATGTTGTTACACCCTCAATATTGTAATCTTGAACATCTTGAGAATATTGAGCACCCATCTTTTGCTTTCTCGTAATCTCTCGGATTTTACGGACGGGTGACAGACGCTGTGCATCATTATTAGATAACTTTTTCTTAATACGATTGATCAAGTACGGGATATCGAAAGGAAGATTCCACCCAGTCATAGCATCTGGGTAATCTTTAATCCAATAATTAATGAAAGAATTCAATAATTCCTTCTCACTAGAATAATAAGACATTTTAACAGTCGAATTATCAGTAATTTT